TTCCAAAAGTGTGCCCGCGCAGTCAGTGAGCAGCACATGCCGTTCATGTGGAGCAACTCGATAGGCTCCACCCTAACACAGTCATATCACAACCTGTCTGCCGGTCGTGTGAATACTTTGTGCGGTAAGCTGCGTCTGTTTACAGCGGAAGAGGGCCTTGGCATCAATCTCCGTAAGTCTACCCTCGCGGCATCACCAAACGTCGTCCATTCCCAAGATGCGGCTATGTGTCAGATGGTTATCAACCGGCTTACGTCTGAGGGGATAACAGACTTCGACGTGATCCACGACTCATATGGTGTCCATGCGTGTCACGCCTCACGGCTGGCACATGTCACTCGTGAGGTCGCTTATGATATGTACAAAGATAACTGGCTCGTAACCTTCCACGAAAGCGTCGCCCGAAACGCCGTCGGTGTGTCACTACCCGATCCCCCACCTCTCGGTGACTTCGAGGTTTCTGAGGTCTTGAAGGCGGACTTTTTCTTTTCCTAAAGGTATCAGTGACCACGAATATACCTCTCAGTTAATAGCGGACCCTTATAGAGGAGATAACGATAATGCCGATCATTCCAATGGATGTTTATACCGACCTCGTGATGAGCGGGGCCATCGTCGAAGAACTTTCAGATGATGACTTTGAGTTATTCGTCGAAGAAGTTGACGGACGCTACACCATAGATATTTCCGAGAATATGGCCCTCGCGCTTAGCGCCGCTCTTAGCGGTGGTGAAGGTCTCGACCATACAGGAGAGGTCTACGTTGATCTCCTCCACAGCGCACTAATCAATGAAATCGAAGGATATGACTACTATGGCTAAATTCCCCTGCATCGTCTCCCCGGCTGGTACCGCCGCATTCACATGGCTCTCGAAGCCTGACGATAAGTTCGATAAGGATGATCCGAAGTATAAGGTCACCCTGGTCCTCGATAAAAACGCAGAGACTGAAGCCTTCATGAGTAAGGTTGAGGATATCGGTACCGCTCACGCGAAGGAGCATGGTCCAAAGCTGAAGAAGAACTTCAAATTACCTTTCCATGATGGTGACGACGAGACCGATAGGGACGGGAATGCGCGTGAAGAGTTCGCGGGCAAGATGCTTCTCAAGGTCAACTCTAAGTACAAACCATCGCAGTTTGACTCCGCTCGGCAAGTGCTGCCGGAAGGTACCACAGCGATGTCCGGTGACAAGATCAAGCTGTCGATGATCGTCAAACCGTACGATGGCTTCGGTAGTGGGATCAGTCTCAAGCTGCGTAACGTACAACTGATCGAGAAGAACTCAACTGGTGGTGGCGACGGGGCCGCTGACTTTGAGGATGAAGAAGGTTACGTCGCGGACGTACCGAGTGACGTCAGTGATAGTAGTGATGAAGACGACAACGAGTTCGACTAAGTCGCTCGCTGCTCAAGCATTAGCTGACATGCGGAAGGGGACCTCGGGTCCCCTTAAATCATTCAGCTTCTTGAATGAACCGGTGCCAGCTAGTCGCCCTAAAGTGACGCGGTGGGGTGTCTACTACGGTAAGCGGTACACTGTATGGCGGAAGGAAGCATACCCCGCCGCTGCCGCCTACGACGGAACGCCTACGGATAAACCCGTGGTCGTTCTCGTCGAGGCGGTGATGACTAAGCCTAAGACCGGAAAGCTCCAAACCCCTCGTGGTGATATTGATAACTACGTGAAGGGGCCTCTCGACGCCATGACGGCGGGTAAGCGTTTCTGGAAAGACGATACGCAAGTCGTCGGGCTGAAGGCTTTCAAGAGATATGCCGAGGATGGGGAAGTCCCCGGCTTCTTTGTGCATTGGATAGAACTGGAGGAATTTCATGACGCAAGTTGAACAGGTCCGCGAACACCTCAACAAAGTCGGGTCAATCTCAAATATTGAGGCTCAGGCACTCTACCGTATCCGGGCACTCCCGCGCCGGATTTCGGACTTGGAGGAGTGCGGTTTTCCCATTTCTAGGGAACGCCGTGTCGATAACACAGGGCAGCGATATGTACGCTACCATAAGAGTGATCTGTCGGTTAAGGCGTAGTACTAATGCGGGACCTTAGAGACGAGGTCTACAACGCCGCCATCCGTTGGCGGAAGACCCAATTAGCCTTTCAACAACTCACTCGTCGATCAGGTCTCACACAGACTTGGAGCGGTTTGTCTATAGAGGATTGGCATAACAACGCGAACCTCAAGGCCTTACTCGACGAGGCAATCGCACTGGAGAATAGGAATGCAAAAGGTAACGCTGACGATAACGACAGACGAGGGGACGATTACTTACGGTGGACCCAAGGCACCCTGCCCTTCGACGAATGAAGACCGTGGTTGTGTTTGGATAACCCGTGACCATAACGGTAACGCAAGGACTTTACCGAAGCGATTCCGTAAGTCCGCTAAGCGTTGGGAGAACCTCGCTCGTACGAATAGTAAGGCCGCAGTATGAGTGAAGAGGTAGCTGAATTACACGTCCCTTGTGAGGACTGCGGCTCCTCAGACGCACGGGTCATATACACCTCCGGTTGGTCTCATTGTTTTTCGTGTGAGACCAACCGAAAGGTCGGTGCTGGTGGTGACGAGGAGGAGCGCCCAGTGACTAACAAGGTGAAGAGTAGTCTCGCCCCTATCGGTGAGTATATTGACATGCCTAAGCGTGGGCTCCGTCTTGATACGTGTAAGAAGTTTGGTTACTCTAAATCTAACTTTCGTGGGACACCATGTCATGTAGCGCCATATCATGACGATAAAGGAAAGGTGATAGGTCAGAAGTTACGTTTCGCGGGTAAAGACTTCTCCATCACTGGTACCTTAGACAATAAGTTGTTTGGTCGTAAGCTTTGGCAATCAGGTGGTAAGCGGCTCGTGATCACCGAAGGTGAGATCGACGCTATGTCTTACTCCCAGGTGACTAACCTCTCCTGGCCCGTCGTCTCAGTTCCTAATGGTGCCGCTGCGGCCTATAAGTCAATCAAAGCGAACATCGACTGGATTGAGTCGTTCGAGGTTGTTGTCTTTATGTTCGACAGTGATGAGCCAGGACAGAAGGCCGCACAAGAGTGTGCTGAAATACTCACTCCTGGTAAAGCCGCCATCGCTCGTTTACCTGAGGGGTATAAAGACGCCAACGAGATGCTCCTAGCTCGGAAGATAAAGGAGCTTCAAGTCGCTGTTTGGAATGCTGAGGTGGCACGTCCGGATGGTATCATCAACGGCAATTCGCTTTGGGATGACGTCAACGCACCTGTGGAAATGGGAACCCCCTTCCCTTGGAAGGGTCTCAATGATCTCACGTACGGTATGCGACGGGGGGAGATCATCGCGCTGACCGCTGGTACAGGTACGGGTAAGTCCACGATCTGTGCTGAGATAGCTCACCACCTTGGTAACACGCTAAAACAGAACGTGGGCTATGTAGCGTTGGAGGAGAGCAGTAGTCGTTCTGGTCTTCGCCTTATGTCGATCCACTGTAACAAAACTTTACACCTTCCGAATACCAAGATCACTGACGATGAGCGTCGTAAGGCGTTCGATGAGACCCTCGGTACCGGACGGTATTATTTCTACGACCATTGGGGCAGTACGGGTGCGGACAACCTACTCCGTAAACTGTCGTACCTCGTCAAGGGCCTTGAGTGCCCGTGGATCATCCTTGATCACCTAAGTATCGTGGTGAGTGGGCTGGACCTGGGGGAGGACGAACGCCGCGCCATCGACAACACCATGACGGCCCTGCGGAGCTTCACTGAGGAGACCAAGTGCGGTCTCATCCTTGTGAACCACCTCAAGCGTACGACTAAAACCAAGTCACATGAGCGGGGGGCTCAGGTTGAGTTGAGTGACTTACGGGGTAGCCAATCGATATCCCAATTATCTGACACCGTGATCGCAGCGGAGCGAGACCAACAGTCAGATGAGGATGGGAACCTTATAACTTTGAGAGTCCTAAAGAATCGCTACGCGGGGTTCACCGGTACTGCTGGTACCCTTGAGTATGAAAGTAAAACCGGACGGCTAAAGGAATGCGGAACGGACTTCCAACGGGAATTACCGGAGGAAGCGGATGGTGAAGAGTTCGATTGAGGAAGAGCGGAAGGTAAAGAAGCGGGAGAATAATAGGACGTACTACGAAGCGAATAAGGAGAAGATAGCCGGTGTTAAGAAGGCTTACCGTGAGACTAGAGAAGGTCGTTGCGTCACGTTATGTTCGGCAGCTTCCCGACGCGCACGTAAGAGGTTGATGGAGTACGACTTACACTACACCTCTATACCTCTCTACTGCGAAGTGACTGGGGTCCCCTTCGTGTTCACCGTAAGAGAGGGTCCTCACCCCTTTGGTCCATCCTTAGACCGCATAGACTCTACCAAAGGATACACCATGGAGAACACCCGATGGGTCCTGAACTGTTACAACTGGATCAAGTCTAATCGCGACGATGATGAACTAGTTATCTCATCAATCTTAGAGATGGCTGACCATTTACGTCTCCGCCAACAAGCAGAGTTTCTTTCTACTACCTAAGAACTTCAGTAACCACTGATATCGGAGATATGGTATATGACCACGCTGATCGCTGACATTGAAGCCGATGATCTCCTACCCGGCATCACTCGAATCTGGTGCCTGGGTGTTTGTGATCCGTCTGGCGACAATGGTGTCCTCTATGCTGACCAGTCTGGATACCCTCCGATGTCCGAGGGGCTCCAACGGTTACGAACCGCTGACCGCGTAGTGTTCCACAATGGCACCAGCTACGACTACTGGGCTATTGAGCGCTTCTACCCTGGAACACTTCGTAAAGAGCAGATATGGGATACGCTAGTCGTTTCCAGACTGTGGCACCCGACAGGGAAGCATAGTCTGGCTGGCTGGGGTGACCGCCTAAAGTTTCCAAAAGGCGACCATACAGAGTTCGACCGTTGGAGCCCTGAGTTGGGGGCTTACTGCCTAAACGACTGTAAAGTCACAGCGGCAGTCTACCGCCGTCTACTAACCGAAGCTAAACGTCAGGGTGATCTTGCAGTTACTACGGAACACAAGGTTGCTTTCATTATGGCCCGACAAGAGCAACATGGTTTCCGTCTTAATCTCGATGCTTGTTATGATCTAGTGGGTGAGCTCCGCCAAGAACTATCTGACATCGAAGCGCGTCTACAAGAAATCTTCCCACCACACATCGAGAACATGAAGTCTCGATACTGGGTGACGGAAGATGGGAAGGAGTGGGAGACTAAGAAGGCCGCAGGGAACGCCCCTGGGTCCTGGGGACGTCATAAGACCAAGACCGTCCCATTCAACCCTGGCTCTCGTCAACAGGTGGCTAACCGTCTCACGACTAAGTACGGATGGAAGCCACGTAAGTTCACACCGACAGGTGCCCCTCAGATCGATGAGTCGGTATTAGCGGAGCTTAAGTACTCTGAGGCTGCGGAATTTAACCGTTACCTCAGGATCATTAAGCAACTCGGACAGATCGCGGATGGCGAGAACTCTTGGCTTAAACATGAACGTAATGGCCGAGTCCACGGAGCGGTGAATCCTATTGGTGCGCGTACGCACCGGATGTCTCACTTCTCACCTAACCTAGCTAATGTCGATAAGAAAGAACTTCGTATGCGGGCTGTGTGGATGGCTGACGAGGGTGAGGTGATGGTTGGTTGTGACGCTGATGGTCTAGAGCTTCGTATGCTTGGACACTACCTCGCTAGATGGGATGATGGACTATACGCGTCGGCTGTGGTGTCAGGTTCTAAGGACGATGGTACCGACGTCCATACAATGACGCAGCGGGCAATCAATTTCCATAACCGAGACCCCTACACAAAAAACGCGACCTACGGGTACCTTTATGGTGCTGGTAACCCGAAGCTCGGGATGATCTGTCACGACGATTCCGACGCCGCTAAGAAGCCCCGTCGTAAGGGTTCCCTAGGGGACCTTGGTAAGCAGATTAGGGACGGTCTGGAAACGAACATTAAGGGTCTTGGTCCTCTCCAGGCCGCGTTAAAGAAGAAGCATAAGGGTCACCTTAACGGCGTACCTTTGAAGTCCTTGGACGGTCGGTACATTGAGTCCGTATCAGCACACTCAGCCCTTAATACGCTCCTTCAAGGTGCTGGTGCTGTTGTGATGAAACATGCCCTCGTGATCTTCGATGAGACTATGAACGAGATGTTACCTGAAGTCCCATTCAACTACCTCGTCAATGTTCATGATGAGGTCCAATTATCTACACCTAAAGAATACGCTGAACTTGTTGGCGAGACCTTCGCTGGCGCTATTACCGAGGCGGGGGTCCGTCTTGGTCTTAAGTGTCCGCTCTCTGGGTCCTACAAGATCGGCGCTAACTGGAAGGAAACACACTGATGTATAGCATTGTAGATCGAATACTCGAGGTTGTGACGGGTATCCTAATCGTCATGTGCTTTGTTATGGCTATCATCACCTTGGCAAGTCTCTGATGACCACCGCGCTGATCGACGCAGACATCATTGCGTACCGTGCGTCAGCCGTGGTTGAGGATGACTTCGGCGACGGGCCAGTATTCGATCCATCGAAGGTTCACGATACCGTAGACCACCTCGTACAAAAGTGGACCCACCGGTTCCGAAAGGCCAAGGTGGTCATGTGTCTATCGGACACCAACAACTTCCGTAAGACGCTTGGGGGTTCTTACAAAGAGAACCGAAAGGATAAGTCCCGTCCTATAGGTCTCAGTACTGCCATTGAGTATATCCGTGAGAAATACACCACCGTCACGATCCCGTGGTTGGAGGCTGACGACGTGTTGTCTCTCCTCGCCGCTAAGGACCCTAACGCTGTTGTTATAACCATCGATAAAGACCTGATGTCTGTACCGTGTCGGTTCTTCAATCCCGACAGTATGAAACGCCCAATGAAGATCAGTAAAGCTATAGCTGATCGGAACTGGATGACCCAGACCATCGTTGGTGACGCTGTGGATGGTTACTCAGGGGCTCCTGGGAGTGGGGCTAAGGCAGCGGAGGTTATTCTAGCGAACCCCCACCGTCTCACTCGTTCAGTACGAGAGATCACCAAGGGAAAGCGTAGAGGAGATAAGGAAGTCAAATGGACACCAGGAGAATCGTGTACGCTCTGGCAGAGCATTGTGGACTACTACGTCAAAGGTGGTTCGACCGAGGACGACGCTATCTACAACGCTCGAATGGCCCGAATCCTGCGAGCGGAGGACTACAATCACGAAACCCAGGAGATCACGTTATGGCATCCAACGACGCCCGTGAAGATTATATCAACCACCCTACGCACTACACCCTCGGTAGTATCGAAGTCTACGATTTCATCACCGCCTGGGACCTCAACTTTACCGAAGGTAACATCATCAAATACATCATCCGAGCCCCTCATAAAGGGACGAAGATCAAAGACCTTAAAAAAGCCCAGTGGTACCTCAACCGACTCATCGAAAACGCTGAGTCAGAGTCGTTCGACCACCTGACGGGGGTGATGCGATGATGCGGTATGCCGGTAGTGTTAATCTCGTTCGTCAAATGCATGAGGCTTACGAGAAGCCAGTTGATCTCCCACTAGACTCAACCACACTCAATGACCTTGGTCTCTCAATGACCTTAATCGCTGAGGAGTTCCTTGAGGTAGGGGAGGCAGTACGCGCTGTTCACAATGCCATTTACATGAAGAAGGGTGCGGCTACCCAGCGTCGGTGTAAGGCAAACCTCCTTAAGGAACTGTGTGATCTCCAGTACGTATTGGACAGTATGTTCGTGACCTTCGGTCTACCTAAGGATGCCGCGTTCAAGCGTGTTCACGATTCCAACATGACTAAATTAGGAGACGACGGGCGTCCTATTCGACGGGAAGACGGGAAAATTCTTAAAGGACCTAATTACCAACCACCTGAAATGGAAATTTTGATAGAGGACACCATATGACTTTTCGTTCCAACCGAAACCCTATGTTTCGTTCGCAATTCTCTGAGGACATCTTCAATCACAAGTACGCACATGAGGGTTGTGAAACTTGGGACGACCTCTCGCGTATTCTCGTTGACGACGTGATGTCGCCATACGTTACCTCGGGGGGTGTATCTAAGGATGTCCGGAGTAGGACCTACGAGTTCATCAGGGACCTAAAGTTCATCCCTGGTGGGCGGTACCTCTATTACGCGGGACGTGATAAGAAGTTCTTCAACAACTGTTATCTCCTTCGCGCTGAGGAAGACACCAGGGAGGATTGGGCTAATCTGTCGTGGAAGTCTGAAAGCTGTCTGATGACCGGTGGGGGTATTGGGACGGATTACTCCGTCTACCGTCCCCAAGGTCAGAAGCTGAAAGGTACCGGGGGTCTGTCCTCCGGTCCGATCCCAAAGATACAGATGATCAATGAGATTGGTCGGAGAGTTATGCAGGGTGGGTCAAGACGCTCTGCAATCTACGCCAGCCTGAATTGGAAACACGGTGATGCTGGCGCACTTCTAGCAGCAAAGAACTGGCACGATATGCCTGTTGGTAGTACGGGACAGTCGTTAGCTGACGTGAAGAAGGACGACTTCAATTTCCCAGCTCCACTCGACATGACGAACATTTCATTGAACTATGACACCGAGTGGTTGTTGGACTTTTGGAAGACCGGGGAGGTAGGTGATGTATTCCGTCAGAACTGCCTTCAGGCCCTATCGACGGGTGAACCAGGTTTCTCCTTCAACTTCTTTGAGCAAGAGAACGAGACCTTACGAAACGCCTGTACCGAAGTCACCAGCGCCGACGACAGCGACGTGTGTAACTTGGGCTCCCTCAATCTTGGTCGGATTGAGTCGCTTAATGAACTTAAGGAGGTCGTTGAGTGTGCCACCACATTCCTACTGTGTGGAACGCTACGAGCTGACCTCCCGTATGACAAAGTCAAACAAGTCCGAGAAAAGAACCGACGTCTCGGTCTAGGTCTAATGGGGCTACATGAATGGCTAATCAAACAAGGGGAGAAGTACCATGTTACAGAGGAACTCAAACGATGGCTCCACGTTTACAAGCGAGTTAGTGACGTTACATCTGAACGTGTCTCAAATGCATTATCGATTAGCCAACCTATTGCCAATCGCGCCATCGCGCCTACAGGTTCAATTGGCATACTTGCAGGGACCTCTACAGGAATTGAGCCGGTCTACGCAGTTGCTTATCGAAGACGTTATCTCAAGTCAGGAACTCGGTGGCACTACCAGTACGTCATAGACGCCGCTGCCCAAGAGCTTATCGATCTTTATGGAACCAAGCCGGAAACCATCGAGTCCGCCATCGATCTCTCTACTGACTATGAACGGCGGATTAGTTTCCAGGCCGATGTTCAAGACTTCGTTGATATGTCGATCTCTTCAACGATTAACCTCCCTGAGTGGGGCTCTAAGGAGAACAACCCTGACACGGTCGGAAGTTTTGTTGACGCTCTTTCAAAGTACGCTCATCGCCTTCGTGGCTTTACCGCTTATCCCGATGGGGCTCGTGGTGGTCAGCCTTTGGTGTCTGTTCCTTATGAAGACGCTGTTAATAGGCTCGGTGAGGAGTTTGAAGAGCATGTTGAAACACACGATGTCTGCTCTCTTACCGGACATGGTGGAACCTGTGGAGTCTGACTATGGCGGAACGTGATTATCGTAAGGAGTACCTCGACTACCATTCTAAGTCGGAACAGAAAAAGCGGCGGGCTTCAAGGAATGCTGCCCGTCGTGAGCTGTCGAAGGAGGGTAGGGTCTCTAAGGGGGATGGGAAGGATGTCCACCACAAGGACCATAATCCCCGGAATAACAGTAAAAAGAACCTTGCTGTACAGTCTAAATCCAAGAATAGGAGTGATCAATGAGTAATAAAGGACCCTTAGTGGACCTAGAAACCGAAATAACGCTACCTATGACCGCTTACGGACTCATCGACCTACTAGATACTGAGTGGCCCGCCCGTTGTATTCTCCCTGGGGAGTCTATCGAGGCGGCTAACCGGTACGCCGGGGCTCGTGACATGATCGACATACTAGTCAGTCTTAAAGCTGAAGAGCAAGGAGCCGATCAGGATGATGATCCGTGAGTATCAGGCGTCAGACATAGACGCGATGATCAAGCTAGGTGCCATGTTCCATGATGAAGGGGGCTATAGTCACTTGGACTATGATCCCCAAGACCTCAGGAACCTTGGTCACTCAGCACTCACAGATCGTCAGAATTACGCAGCCTTCGTCGCGGTGGATGGGAACATCCTCAAAGGGATGATCGCTGGTTTCATCTACAAGCACTTCTTCGGGTCCGATAAATGCGCCGCTGACCTCCTCTTCTACGTGGACCCCCTATTCCGTGGGGGGACTACTGGACCCCGCCTCTTAAAGCGGCTTGAGGTGTGGGCTAAGGATTCTGGGGCTAAAGACTTAGTCTTAGGTATCTCCTCGTCCATCCACGCTGATAGGACGGCTCAGCTTTATGAGAAACTTGGGTTCCCACAGATTGGGACTATGCATAAAAAGAGGTTATAATCATGGGTGGTATTTTCTCCTCCCCGAAGCCGCCCGCTCCAACACCAGTAAAAGTAGCGGAACCGCTACCGGCCCCGCCGCCTCCACCACCACCTCCTCCAGTAGTAAGTAAGAAAGACCCTACGGCGAGTCGCCCTGACGCGGGTGGTTTAGAGATTGCGCGGAAGGAGGCCAAGAAACAATCAGAGCGGGTCAACCGTGATCGCCTTCGGATCGCATTGAATACCGGGAACAACGGTACTTCAACAGGTCTGTCTATTGGCGTTTAATTGAGAGGTAGGATGTCTGATAAAAGAGTTACAGCGAACGCCCGATATAAGGCGCTAGCTGTTAAGCGCGAACCATATTTACGTCGCGCAAGGCGTAATGCCGAAATGACGATCCCCAGTATCCTACCTCCGGATGGGCACACTGGTTCATCCCTACTCGTTGAGCCCTTCCAGGGTTTAGGTGCTAGGGGTGTCGTCTTCCTAGCCTCCCGTCTCCTAACAGCCTTATACCCGCCGGGGACGTCTAGCTTCCGCTTGCAAATCCCCGCTGAGGTAGTCCTGGCTGAAGGTTCACCGGTAAGTGCTGAAATTGAGGGTAGCTTAGTCAACGTAGAAACTCTGATTAACTCAGAGATTGAACGCCGACAATGGCGGTCCCCTACGAACACCGTTCTCCAGCACCTCGTAGTCGCTGGTAACGTCCTCGAGCAGATGCTCCCTGACAACCGGATCAAGGCCTACCGCCTAGATCAGTACTGTCAGGTTAAAGACCCCGCTGGTCGCCTTATTGAACTGGTGATTGAAGAGAAAGTCTACCCTGACAACCTCCCTGAAGAAGTCAGGGGATTAGTCAAAGACGTACCTCAGAATGGTCAGGAGAAGATTAACCTGTACACTTGGGTCAAGCGTCTTAAAGACGGTACTTGGCGGGTACATCAAGAGTTAGGTGATGAAGTTATTGGGGCTTCCGTGGGTAAGACTAAGGTTCTACCCTTTAACAGCTTAGGTTGGTCCCAGGGACTCGGGGAAGACTATGCTCGGTCTAAGGTCGATGATCATATAGCCGACCTTATTTCACTAAACCACCTCCGTAAGGCAATGGTCGAAGGTGCTGCTATGGCCTCGCGCCATATCAATATGGTTCGTCCAAATGCTGCTGGTGGTCTTAAGCTTCGCCGTCGTCTCGCCCAAGCCGAGAACGGTGACTACATTGTCGGTAACCCTGAAGATGTGGAAATGAAGCAGTTCACGAACACTGCTGGTCTTGCAGTCGCCCAAGAGGAGATTTCACGACTCAGTCAGGAACTTGCCTCAGCCTTCCTTATGAACTCTTCGGCTCGTCGTGATGCTGAACGTGTTACAGCTACTGAGCTTCGTCTCATGACTGAAGAGCTTGAAGGCTCCCTCGGCGGTGTCTTCTCGATGCTCTCCCAGGATATGCAACGTAACCGTCTTATGCGTTTGATCGCTCAGATGCAGTCGAACGAACAGCTACCTGAATGGCCTGACGGTATTGTGGAGCCAACTGTGATTACGGGCCTAGAGGCCCTTGGTCGCGAACAGGACGTGGTTCGTGTCACACAAGCTCTCCAGACCCTCCAAGGGTTTGATGAAGCTACGTTGATGTACGTCAAGATGCCTGAGCTTCTCGGTAAGCTCTTCAATGGTCTCCAACTGTCCGACGCTGTACGTTCGGAAGCGGAGGTCGCACAGAAACAACAAGAACAAATGGCAGCACAGATCGGCCAAAGTGTGGCTGAGGCTGGTGGTGTTGCTGCGGCACAGCAAGCTGTTGCGCCGCCACAATAACTGGAGGAATGATGCCTGAGTCCCAAGAGGTAACCCAAGAAGACCAAGGTCCCGTACCTGGTTCCGATGAGTACAACGAAATGATGGCGAGTAATTTCCGCCAATCACAAGAAGAGCATGACGACTCTGAGACCCCACCGGTCCCGCCGATGCCTGAAGGCGGACAGGAGAAGTTTTATAACCCTAAGACCGGTGAGTACAACTGGCAGAACCACGCTAAAGAACTCCAATACCGCCTGACTAAGGATGAGAAGTCTGCAGCGAGTGATGAGAAGTCTGCAGCGAGTGACAAGACTAGTGAAGACGAAGCCGTCAAAGACATCGTTACTGAAGCTGGTCTAGATATGGACGCCCTCGGGCAATCGATTGTCGAGACCGGTGGTATCCCTGAAGACGCTAAGAAGTCCTTGGTGGACCGTGGTATTCCCGAAGAGCTTATCGACAGCTATATCGAGAATGCGAAGTACCGCCTGGAGAACTCCCAGAGCGAAGCCTTGGAGTATGTCGGAGGTACCGACGGTTGGGATAAGATGAACGTGTGGTGTCTCGACAACCTCTCTACGGATGAACAGGCGGCATATAACGAGATGCTTGCCGGTCCTGGTTGGAAAGCTGCTGTCGATACGATTAAGGGTAAGATGAAATCTGCAACCCCTACAGGTCAAGAAGGTCTCATGATCTTCGGTGATGAAGCCTCGTCTGGCTTCTCTGGTGACGGTTATAAGAGTCGTAATCAGATGAAGGAAGATATGAAGTCCGATAAGTACCGTAATGACCCAACCTTCCGTAAGGAAGTAGCCTCGAGGGTTGCAGCGTCTCAATTTGAAGACGACGAATACTAGACACTGGTACTCCTGAGTATCAGGTTGATGCCCCCTCCCTACAGACCAATTACTGGGAGGGGGCTTATTTATCATTTTCAAGACCCTTATCGGTACATCAGTCGACGTGCTGTACTTTGTAGCGGACACCGACACCAACAACGCGGACGTGACCCTCCGGTTCAGCTTAGATACTTTCGACAGGAGTTCTCTGTAATGGTACAAAGTGACCCTATATTTTATAAAACGGTAAGCCACTGGTACGTCCCATTCTATATTCGATGGTCCCTAGGTGCGTAAGGTCGCAGTGATCGGTCAGGCCGATAGTCGGAAGGACGCACCTTTCGACGACAAGTCCTGGGAGATATGGGGCCTTCCCTGGGATACCAAACTACGTAGGGTGGATCGTCTATTTGATATGTACGACCATCAAGTTATGGTTCCCGACAAGTCGTACCTCAAGAAGGCTGAGAAGTCTGGCGTAGTGTTATATATGCGCGAGCCTATCTGTCGTCGGTCTAAGAAGTTCCCTCTGGATGAGATTATCGAGGCGTACTTCGATGACTTTAGTTGTACGCTTTGCTACATGGTCGCCCTCGCTATCTACGAAGGTGTTGACGAGATTGGCTTGTGGGGCATCGACATGGAGAAGATGGGTGAGTATGAGACCCAACGCCCTGCGATGTACCGTTGGTTAGGGCTAGCCCAAGGGCTCGGTATAAAAATCACCATTCCCCCTGCTAGTCCCCTCCTTAAACCTTTGTACCAATACGGGAGAGACGTACTCCCTATAGACTTCTCCTTAGGTCGTACTGAACTCCTTACAGCCCTTCAGTATTTCCTAGCGAAATCCTCGCCGATGGAGCGAGAGTTGTTCATTCAGAACTTCAAATCAAAACCCTAATTCAACGCGACTAGCCGTCGCTAGAATACGGCACGTTCCTTGTTACCTGTTCTCAAGGTGGCTCCTTGAGAGAGGCTCAGCGTGTCGTGTGTGACCCTAAGTACTCTAGACCTGGCTACGGCTGGATAATCTATCGAGGACGGGGAATCCGAAACTTCACCCTCAATAATAACAATAACCATAACAGGTGAACAAAACCTATGGCTCATGTAGTTGGCTTTGCAGCCACTGTGTACGCTCAGTTCGTTCAGTCTTGTGCCGCTGCTTCGGAGTTTGAAGTCGGTCTGTCCAGCTATGAGAACTTTGCTGAGACCCCGATTGGTAAATCTCCGTTCACGGATATGACTGACTCGGACACTATTGCGTACAAAGCCGTTTCCCTGGACGATCCGTCCAAGTGGGAAATCGGTATTGCGACGTACGATGATACCAACAAACAGTTGGACCGCCTTGACGCGAATGTCATCGCATCTAGTAATTCAAACAACAGAGTGAACTTCCTCCGCTCGGATTCGTCCAAGAGTGGTCAAGTTCTAGTCGAAGGTATTGCCTTCGTCTCACACGACAATGCCTACACCATCACCAACCACACTGCCGACCGCGCTATGGACTGCGACACCGCAGCCGACGCGGAGATTGCCGACGTTGTAGGGACCTTGATTCAGGACCTTATCGACGCTGGCGTCATCACCGGCACCGTGGCGGCTTAAGGAGGTCATAGATTATGGCTGGTACTCCCTCTAATCCGGCACGTTTCGGTTATGGTCAGTCCGCGTCGGACTCCCGTAACCTGTGGCTGGATGTCTTCGGCGGCGAAGTTATGGCAGCTTTTGACCTTGCTACTGTCTTTATGGACAAGCATGAGGTCAAGACTGTTAGCGGCGGCGCTCGAAGCTACAAGTTCCCGAAGACGTGGAAAGCGACTTCGGAATATCACACTCCTGGTACTGAACTGCTGGGTGAAGACATCGATACGACCGAAGTCCAGATCACCGTTGATGACATCCTCGTGTCGCACACGGCTTTGTCGGACCTCGACAAGATGCTCTCGCACTTTGACGTTCGGTCTAAGTTCGCGGACGCAATGGGTGCGGAACTGGCTAAGGTGTTCGATAAGAACGTCGCCCGTCAGTTGATCACCACCGCCCGTTCGACTGCTGATGGTCCGTTCCCGGCTGGTAACGTCATTACTGACGCCAACGCTGTGAACACCTCAACGACTAGCGGTATTGAGTGGATCGAAGTGATCCGCGAAATGAACCGTGTGTGGTTCGAGGCGGATGTCCCTGAAACGGCCCCGCGTTATCTCGCAGTCAACTGGTACGTCTTTGACGCTATCAAGTATGCAGCGGATTCGAATGGTAATTACCTCGTCCTCAACCGTGACTTTTCTGGTCAACCCTCCTCGGGTGGAATCAACTCTCGCGTTGAGTCGATGGTCATTGATGGTGTTACGGTCCTTAAGACTCGTAACGCGCCATTCGTGACGGATGAGTCGGCTGCGACTAACGTCTACGCGAAGTATCGCGGTGACTACTCCACCACCACCGGTATTGGCTGGGTTCCCATGGCTATTGGTACCGTCAAGGTGATGGACATTAACTTCGAGTCCGAGCGCGACACGCGTCGTCTCGAAGACTTCCTCGTGGCGAAGATGTTGGTGGGTCATGGCACCCTCCGACCTGAATGCGCCATTGAGGTGAAGACCTCGTAAGAAGGTCTAGTTCCTCCAACTGCCCCCCTTGGTTTCGACCAAGGGGGGTCTTTGTTGTTTATAGGGAAGACATATGTCTCTGACTAAAATTCAAGCCGTCAACATCATGCTTGATGCAATCGACGAGGAGCCTGTGTCCTCTCTCGACTCGGGCCTCCCCGACGCCGAGACCGCTGAGCGGTTTCTTGATCGCGTTACAAAGGATGTTCTGACGAAGGGCTGGAACTGTAACACTGAGTACGATTGGAAGCTCACTCGTGATGCTAACACCGAGTACCGTGTTCCAAATAAAGCTATGCGTATCGACACCACAGGTGTTGATAAAGATATAAAAGTTTCCGTCCGTGATGATAGTGGTGTTCGTAAACTCTACGACATTAAGAACCAGACGTTCACTTGGACGAATAAACCGACGCTCTACGTCGAGATCACTTGGGAGTACGACTTCGCGGACCTCCCCCACGAACTTCAGAGCTTCATTGCGTACCATGCGGCGCGTAAATTCCAGAAGTCCGAAATGGGGTCTGTCGCCCTCGATACGTTCACAGCGGAAGACGAGGCATCTGCCTGGGCCGCGTTAATGGACTACGAGGCTGACCAAGAGGACGCGAACGAACTCACCGATAACTCCCACGGCTATTACATTTCACAACGAACGGGGCAACGGACTTTCTAATGGCGTCCCTTGAGGAGCAACGTATCAAGACGTTGCATCAGGGGGTCTCGCGGCAACCTGATGCCGTACGGCTCCCTGGACAGGTCCAAGAGGCCGACAACTGTTTATTCAGTGTCGTCTCTGGTGGCTTTGAGAAGCGTATGGGCTCTGAGTACCAAACTGCTATCCCGGAGATCGGGACCAGTGATGTTGTCGCCGCTCACGCTTATGAGCGAGACTCCACGGAGCAATATTGGATATTCATCAACGCGGGTATTCCCATTATCTATGACTCATCCGGTACTGCTAAGACCGTAAACGTCGATGATGGTACTCGGTACCTTGTGTTCGCACAGGATAGCACCGTCTCTCCCGTGACCTCGTCTAGTGGTCAAATCTCATACCCGTCTTCCGAGACGCAGATTGACCTCACCATGACGGACCTTGCGGGGGGACTCACGGTAGTCGTTGAGGGTTCCGCCACCGGTGCCTTCGGTGGTGAAGAAGTGACTATGCACACCTTCACTACGAACTCTTCGGCCACTGTAACGATCTACCCGTACATCCGTACGCGGACCACGGTCGCTGGGACGGGCACCCACACGATTACTGCTACGTTTAAAGACACCACATATCTCCTCAACACTACGGACCCAGAGAATGGCTTTGCGTTCACTACTCTGTTGGATACGACGGTCATCGCAAATAAGTCCGTCGTGTGTTCAATTGACAACACAACGACCACGACCACCATCTATGGACCTTCCCGGTCCTTCGCTGATCTACCACGGGCTGGTGAGTCCATTCCCGCGTACCTGGGCGTCTACGACGTAGGTTCCCCGGCTAACATATGGGACACCTCGGACACCGGTTGTAACACTGGTGACATCTGGAAGGTTTCACCGGATGCATTTCCTGAGGGCTACTACTTCGCCACACTGGACCGTACGGGCTCCGTATGGTTCTGGGAAGAGATCGCTGACCCTAATGCGGCTAATTCCTTTGATGTAGCGACGATGCCTCATGTCATCGTACGGGAAGCGGATGGTACATTTACGTTCAAGCGTGGGACGTACAATTCCAGGCCTGTGGGCGACGCGACTGTCACTCCTAATCCAGACTTCATTGGGGCGAAGGTTAATGACCTGACGTTCCACCGTAATCGTCTTTGGTTCTTCGCGGATGAAATCGCATATTCATCCCAGGCGGGTGACTACTTCAACTTCTGGCCGGATCAAGCCTCCGTCGTTACTAACTCTGACCCTGTAGGTCTTGTAGCTGCGACTCCGGAAGTTTCTATCCTACGCCACGCGGTTCCTTTCGCTAAGTCGCTCTTTGTTACGTCGGATAAGACGCAGTTCGATATCTCCTCGGGATCGGCAGCAGTTATGTCTCCCGAGAATGCGGTAATTGATCCGACTACGAACTATAAGACAGAGATTAAAGCACGACCTCTACCGTTAGCTGATGAGCTTTA